TTCCAGCAGCGCCAGGATCTTGAGCGGCTGACCCCGACCCTGGCCCAGCTCGGTGTCCCACCCGCCGCGATTCTCGAAGCCATGGTTCGGGCCTACAACCTCCCAGAAGCCTTCTTGGCCCTCCCCGCCCGCCCCACGCCCGTCCCCACTGAAGAGGTGCCCCTTGATGCAGCCCAAGAACTCACCCCCGCCTAAGCTCATGGAAGCGGCCAAGGAAGCCGAGGTTGAGGTCGAGATGGACCTCATGGAGAAGCTCGGCCCCGTGATGGATGGGATGCGTCCCACGGAGCGCAAGGCTGTCGAAGCCGCCTCGCTTGCCCTGGCGTCCAAGATCGTCGGTGAGGCCATCGCTCGTGGTCAGGCTATGCAGGCCTTCGCCGTTGCCCTGACTGCCATGAACGCCTTCAGAGAGTCCAAGGGCGAGTCTCCGATTGACCCTGAGTCCACCAACCCGATGATGCTCGTCTCGATGCTCGAAGAGCTGACCCGCGATGAGGACTTCATGGAGTTCATCGCTGGGGAAGTCGAGCTCCCCGAGGAGGAGGACACCCAGGAGCTGATCATGAGGGGCGAAGGTCTGCCTCTTGAAGATGAAGATGAGATAGTCGAGCCCGCCAAGTCGATGATGAACCGCCGTTCAACCCTCATGGGAGCCATCTGAATGTTCCGCACCGGACCCGATATCCTCGCCCTCGCGGCAGACATGCCCGAACCCGCGACCTCTGAAGACACTTCTGTTCCCGAAGCCCCCGACGGTGCGGAGCAGGTGGAGTCCGAAGAGTCCGTAGGGTCCGAGAGCCCCGAAGGGGAGGCCCCCGCCGAGCCCCCGACCCCTGTGGGGCCTGTACCGAGCACCAAGCTCGGTTGGGCTGCATCCCTGAAGGCTCTGGAAGATGCTGGCCAGGGCGAGCTTGCCGCCCATGCCAAGCGGATCCAGGCCGACGCCACCCGCAAGGCCCAGGAGGCCGCACAGGCGCGACAGGAGGCCGCAGCGATGCTGGCCGAGGCCAAGGCCCTGCGTGCTGCTGCGCTCCCTGCAGGGCCCGCCAAGGTGCCTGAAGCGCCAATCGACCCCTGGGACGCTGACGCCCTGAGGGCAATGGCCCAGAGGGAGGCCCGCGCCCTCCTGGAAGCTGAGCTCGCCCCCTTGAAGGCCGCCCGCGAGGCTGAATCCAAGGCCCAGGCTGTTGCCCGCAAGGAGGCCGAGCTGGACTCTTGGATCGAAGCCCATCCTGACTTCGCTTCCGATGAGGCCATGCAGGCTGAGGTGGCTGAGCTCATCCAGGGCACGCAGGCCAAGGGGAGGTTCATCCACCTTGACGATGCCTACACCGTCGTCGTGGCCCGGCGCTCGAAGGCGGAGACTGAACGCCTGCAGGCCGAAGCCAGGGCCAGGAATGCCGCGAAGGTGGCAGCCGTTAGCAAGACCCAAGCGGGAGCCAAGGGCAACAGTGCGCCCTCCCCTGCGCACCCTCGCAAGCCCGTGGGGTCCCTGTCGGCAGCTGAAATAATGGCCATCGCCAAGAGCTGATGATAACTCGGGTCTCTTCTTCTACGGAGACCCGAGTTATCATGTGTGAGCTAACACATATAGAGGCTGTGGCGCGCGGCAGTTAATGATAACTCGGGTCTCTTCTTATAAGGAGATTCGAGTTATCATGTGTGAGCTAACACACCCAATTGCACCCCAGGGAGGTCAGCCTATTAAGGCTGGTTATAATAATGGTAGAGGCGCCTCCCAATGGGAATCCCGCCGATAAGTGGCACTCCCGCCAGCAAGTGGCACTGGGAACCCGCCGAAGACAGTCAATCGTTCGTGTTCTCAACCCATTTGAGGTGCTACCATGCCCACGCCGATCTCTTCGATCGCCAACCGTGTCCTCCCCCTGCTCATCGCGCAGGCCGAGGACTCCACCTTCGCTGCCAACAACGTGCTCAGGGCCTTCGGTGCCGCCCCGAACAGCATCAAGGTCATCAAGGGTGGTGGTGAGTCCATCATCCAGCCGGTGTCCCTCGGCTACCACTCCCAGGCCACCGAGATCCTGACCGGTGCCGATGCCTACGCCGACCTCGACACCACCGTGGGTCTGATCGAGAAGAAGGCGACCGCGGACTACGCCGAGTTCTTCCAGCCGATCCGGATCTCCGAGAGCGAGCTCAACGCCATGAGCTCCGAGGGCGCCGTGGACTTCCTCCAGGACCGCGTGGTCAACGTGGTTGAGGACATGAGCGACCGCATCTCCCTGAGCGTGCTCCAGGGCGCCGCGGCTGCCTCCGCCCGCCGGTTCACCTCCCTGGAGAGCCTGAACGGCATCGGCTCGACCACCGGCTGGTTCCAGGGCGTCGCCCGCGCCTCCCAGACCAACACGGTGCTCGGCCTGAGCCAGACCGCCTTCCGTGACTTCGGCTGGTTCTCCCAGTTCGACTCCGCTGGTGGCACCCTGACCGAGGCTGACGTCCGCAACGTCATGACCGGCATCCGGGCGCAGAGCGGCATGAACCCCGATGTCTGCATCTGCTCCGAGGAGTTCTTCAACAAGCTCGCTGGTCTGGTGGACACCAAGATCCAGTACCTGAGCCTGGAGAAGCTGGGCTTCGGCACCCTGCAGCAGGAGATCCCGGTCTACAACGGCATGGCGCTGTTCGTGGACGCCCGCATGGGCTTCGATGCGGACGCGGGTGGCGTCGGCACCGACTTCATCGACGCCTACATGCTCTCCTCGAAGTACCTGCGTGTGAACGTGGCGACCTTCCAGGGTGGTGGTGTCGCTGCGGCCCGCAAGAAGCTCGGCGTGAACAACGGCCCGGCCCTGATCTCGGTGAGCGAGTTCGTTCGTGACCCGCGCGCCCCGGTCTACGTGGCCACCGTGAGCGCCAAGCTCCAGCTGACCACCTCCCGCCTCAACGCCCACGGCGTTCTCACCAACGCCTGATAGCAGCGGTCACCAACCCTTCAAGATTGAGGTCTACGCCATGAGCTTCTACAACCTCCCCATCACGGTCGCCAACGGCGGCCCCTCCCCGACCTCGACCGAAGAGCGTGTGTTCCTCGCTTCCGGGACCATCACCGCGGGCCAGTGGGTCAACTTCGACTACGCCAAGACTGGCGCTGACAAGGTCGTGTACGTCACGGTGCAGGACACCAGCGGCGGCGCGGTTGCCATCGGCGTCCCGGTCATTGGCGTGGCTGTCACCTCGACCACCGCTGCCAACCAGGAGATCCGGGTGTGCATCGCTGGATACTGTGCCGTGGCGGCCGTCGCGACCGGGTCCACCTCGGGCCTCGCCCTCGCGCTGGACACCACGACCTCCGGTCGGGCCACCATCGCTGACGCTGCGAACGTGAACGTCTGCGGGGTCGCCCTCGCTGATGCCACGAGCAACTCCGCCCCGGTTCTGGTCTACCGTCAGGTCTGACGCTTCGCGCTTCCCGACAAGGACTTAGGCCCCCTGTAGGTTACAATGACCTACAGGGGGCCTTCGCATGACCACTCTTGCTGACCTTCGGGCCGCCGTCGCCGCCAATCTCAATTACGACCCGGCCAACGATACGTACGAAGTAGACCTTGACCGCAAGATCAACGCAGCCCAGGTCAAGGTGCTGGGTTCGCACCGCTGGTCCTTCGCACAGCGCGAGTCCATAGTCACGGTGTTCCCCGACTACACCGAGGCTGGCATCCCGGTCATTCTCGGCCAGGACTTCGTTGACTTGTCCCTGATCTCCTCGCAAGCCCGTAGGGCGATTGACGGGCACACTCTGTTCCTGACTTCTTCCACTGGAGTCCAGAGCCAGACCTACAACGTCAGCTTCGCCGACCTCGCGGGCATCAGGGTCTACCTCACCAGCCCCATCACCCAGGCCACCGGAACCTACACGGTGACCGTGCAATACAGGGAGATCGCCCTTCCGGGTGACACGGCGAGTGTGGAAGGCCTGCTCGACTTGAGCGTTGGGATCCCCGAGCCCCAGCGGGCGATGACCAAGCTCAACCGCGACGTCATCAGGCTTGACCCTCAGACGACCGGGCGCAGTCTCTACTTCATCCCGAGCACGAGCGTCCGGACCCCGACCCCAAGGGCGGTGTCGGGTGTGGCCACGGTAGCTGGGGTGGCCCAGGGCGTTCGCACCCTGTTCATCTATCAGACCTTCAGCCTTGCCGGTCGAGAGTCTGCCCTGTCCGCCCCGGTCGAGTACAAGCTCACCGACCTGCAGACCCTGACCTTCACCCCGCCTGTGATTCAGCCGAGCACGGGCCTGTACCGCAAGTTCTACTTCTCCTGCCCCCAGGTAGGAATCAAGCGCCCCGTGCTCGTGGACACCTCGGTCCCTGAAGGTGTTGACCCGTTGGGGGGTACAACCCTTGCACCTGACCTCAGCCTCGCGACCATTGGCTCTGAGGACTACCTGACGACCACGATCCCGTACATGGCTCTTGGGCAGTACCAGCGGTTCAACCTGTGGCCCCACCCCGCCCTGGTCACCGAGTACCAAGTCCGAGTCCAGGTTCTCCCGCAGCCGATGATAGAGGACGGGGACGCTCCTCTGATTCCACCGGACGCTGCTCAGGTGATAGAGTACGAGGCCACCAGCACCAATGCGATTCGTCTGGACAACCCGAGTCTCGGCAAGATGTACCGTGACTTGAGAGACGGTGCTTACCGGCAGATGAGCCAGACCTATCTGATGCAGTCCACTGCTCCTCTTGTGATGATGGGGACAGCGGGTGCAACCAAGGGACCGATTAGCCTTGGTCCTTACAAGCTTATCCCTTGATGTGCCCCCAGCGACTGCCATTGACTACCTTAGAGACACACTCCCGACTGACCCCGAACACCGAACCCACATCAGCCTGAGTCAGTCCACCTGCGGCCAACCCTCGAATCTCCAATACTTGGTCTTCGGAGAGTTTGGACATTCTGTTGTTTACACCCCTGTTCACAGAGCCTCTGAACCTACGGCCCTTGGAATCCATGTCTGACACATTCTCCGCCTTGGTCCCAAGGAATAAGTGGCCCGGGTTGACGCAACGAGAGTTATCACATTGGTGAAGGACACACAAATCTCCGGGGTCACCGTTGAACGCGGTGTAAGAGACACGGTGGGCCTTGGTCATTGGTGGCAAACCGGGCCTATTCCACTTCAGGAGCCCGTACCCCTTATGCCCTAACGCCTTTTGCCATTCCCAGCAACCAGTGTCAGTCACCAAGGAATTGGTCATAATGAGGTTACGTATTTGTTCAGGACTTCTGCATTCTCCTGCTCTCGGCATTACCACCTCCGGGGGTTACCATAACTGCAGTAGCACCAACGCGCACCCCTCCAACTCCCGCGTGACCCCATGAAGACCGGTTTGCAGCTCGCCGTCAACGCCTCATCTGCTGGGATGTTGCGCGGTGAGAACCTGTTCTGGTCCACCAGCTTCCGGGGTTCAACTGCAGGCCCAGGTGGCGGTGGGTGGTCCACCAGGCTTGGCTACGAGCCTTACTTCCCGAACATCACCAGTGGCTACGCACCCTTCGCTGCCCTTGGGCCGATTGACTCGCTCTATGTTGGCGGCAACACTCCCTCGACTTACTATATCCTCTTCGAGTCAGGTGGCACGCTCTACTTGCTGCATGACTTCGGGGGCAACACCCCAAGCATCCTTGCACTCGCCACTGGCAGATTCATCCCGACGCGCCTGACTCCCGTGACGCAGTACACCCCGATTGCGGACGGTGTGCTCGTGACCAACGGTCAGGACACCCCTCTGCTGGTCCAGCCCTGGCCTCTGCCCGGCATCACCGTTGCCCCGGGTGTGGTCCCGCAGATTGTCCGCCCCTTCGGGATGAGGACTCCGAGCCCGGTATCCCCGCTTGGCGTCACCCAGGTCGATGCGACTTCAGGCTCCCCGACTTCAACCATCACGGACACCACGGGCGACTCCGTTCAGATCTGGTGGAGCACTTCGGGCAGCGCCCTTGGCTATCCGAACCGGGCGGGCATCGGATACAGCACCACCCCCGCTTCTGAAGTGCGGGCCAACGCCTACACTTACAAGGTCTCGTTCGTCTCTGACCTTGGTGGTGAATCCCCACTGTCGGATGCCACGGTGCTTAGCTGGGAGAGCCCGCAGAACCAGAAGAACAAGGCGCGGCACGTCCCCGCCGTCCGCATTCCGCTGGGACCAGCTGGGACCATGGCACGCCGACTGTGGCGCAGCCAGAATTGGGCTGAGGAGTCCCCCTCCGAGGGAGACGACGCCATCTACCTGAGCTTGACGGTGCCCAACAACATCGACGAGCTTGTATTCGACCCGACCCCACCGAACGGTCTCGGTGCCTTGGAGCCGTTGCCCGGTGACCGCATCGAGCTCCCGATCCAGACCCCGATGTTCGCCACGACCTTCTTGGGTCGCCTGTTCATCGCGGGTTCGACTGATGACCCCTTCACGGTCTTCTTCTCGAAGGTGGGCCTGCCCGAGTGGTTCTCAGCGGGTGACCAAGTGACCCTGCCTGCCGACGGAGGGGCCATCACCGGGCTCGTGGCGCACTACACGAGCCTCTTGGTGCTTAGGGAGCGGAGCCTCGACATCATCGGACCCGGGACCGCCACGGGATTCACGGCCACCACGCTGCTTGCCGGTCTGGAATGCCTTGCCCCGCACTCCGCAGTTGGAACCCCATACGGGGTCGTGATGGCGGCCCGCGATGGCCTCTATCTTGTGGAAGGTGGAACGGTCGGTGGCGCCATCACCTCGGCAAGCAAGATATCCGATGGGGCCTCCATCAGTGAAGTCTGGGAGCGGGCTATAGCCCCCAACGGGGCTGCCATGGCTCGGTCCACGGCGGTTTGGGACACCCGCAGGCAGGAGTACTGGCTCCAGGTCCCTTCCAATGGGTCTGCCAAGCTCGACCTTGGGGTCGTTTGGCACCCGCTGGCTGCGTCTCAAGAGGGTGGCCACTCCTTCACCCTCCGCAAGGGCTGGCCCATTGGATGCTTCGCTTCCCTGCCCAACGGGGAAGTCATCTTCGGGCACCACACCGGGGCGTTTGGTCAGACTCCGCAGCCCGCCGGTCTGTTCGTGGCTTCTTCCCGCCGGGCGATGGGCTTGAACTTCGAGCAGGACACCTACAAGCGCGCTCCTGCCCCGAAGTCGATCTATCGCAGTCTGTACTTCGACTTCGGCGACCCCGCCCAGCTGAAGACCATCAGCTACGTCACGGTCTATGTGGTCAGCACTGGCAACGTGGAGATCGCCCTGGAGTCAGCCATCAACGGCACTGGGCCTTACACCGCGAGCAAGCCGTACAAGGCGCAGCCCGCACCCGGACCAATCCTTCCCGTCTTCGCAGACTCGCTGACAGACACGGTGGGGGCCAATCTTCCCTTGACCCAGGTTCTGCTCGACGATTACAACTCTGCCATGGGGATGGCGATACCGATTCGATTCTCGGTCGGTGAACGCCGCTGCAACACCTTCAGCTTCCAGTTCCAGACGACCGATGACGTGGTGTTCCTGGGCTTCTCAATCGAAGGCAACGTGGCCCCTGATGCCATGCGCGGCCAAGGAGGTCAGAGATGAAGACTTGGGTGACTCACGAGACCAGGGCTGAGCATGCCGTGCTCCCTGGTGGCATGGACCAGGAGCTGACCTCGCTTCGGTCTTCATTCGGTGGACTGGACCGGACTCAGCTCCCAGCGGACAGCTTCGGGGAGCTTCAGTTCGCGCAGTACGCTAAGCACCACATCTGGACTGCCTTCAAGGCCGAACAAGACAACGTGGTGGACACGAACGTGGATGGGGACACCTCTTGGAGGTCCTTCACTGGGAACAGCAGCCTTGTCGGCCCGATGCTCCACCAGCAGGTCACCCTGTCCGGTCACAAGGGCGGGAACATAATGGTCAACTGGTCGGCCAACGTGTTGGTCTCCCAGTGGATGGGCTTCACGGTCAACCAGACCAGCGCCAGGAACCCGAACCACATAGGCCTGAAGATCGTGATTGGCGGACTGACCGTTGCAGAACGCATCGGCCCTTGCCAGCCACACGACAGCTTCCAGCTCACTGGGTCTGCCCAGGTGCCTGCAGGCGACCCAGTGTGCAGCCTCTACTGGTCAGTCACCCCGAACGGTCCTGACGATATCTTCGACGATGTGACCAACGGGGCCAATCTGATGCGGGCCCACCTGTTCGGTTCCAAATTCTTCGCGATAGGGAGGTTCCGGTGAGCCAACTGACTTCACGCCCGCCCCTGTCGGATGAAGCTGTCATTGACGCTTCTGAGATCAACGCGCGGTTCACCGACTTCACCTCAGCTTCGACCTCCATCGACGCGAACAACCTGCGTGACGGGGCAGTAGACCTCCCCCAGTACGCCGCCCAGCAGATCGTCAGATCGGATGGCGCCTTCACCGAGACCCTTGGCTGCGATGACTGGGACACCGTCACCAACATCGTGACCACGGTTCTGACCGCAACCCCTTCACCTCCTCCGGCCACTCCCAACCCTGTGGTTGACTCCACGCTTGCCAATGCGAGCATCGTCAATTTCGGGCTCGCTGGGAGGACCATCACCCTGGTTGACGTGCTGAGGGTGAGTTGGTCCTTGAAGGTCAATCTCGCCTTCGTTGGGACGCCGTATGACACGGCAGGGTCCTTGGGTCAGTTCGACATCTCGAACTTCGCCCCCGCCACCATCACCGTGACTGACGGGATGCACGCGGTCCCCTTCTACCTTCAATGGGACATCACTTCCAACGCCCTGGCCAACTGGGTTGCGGTTCCGGGGCAGACCACCTTCCAGACCGCCATCAACATCCCTGCTGGTGGCGTCACGGGTGGCAAGATTGAAGAGTGCTCTGCGGCGACCTTCTTCCCCGCTTGGGTCGCACGGGGGGTTGGTGTCAGCGACGGTAAGGCTACGGGAGACGCCATTTACGCCCGAGGCTGGCGCACGGTGCGTGGGTCTTGGCTCTACACCCCGCCCCTCGGCGTGACCTGCTACGGGATAAGGGTGGTCTACCTGCCCGCGCTCTATCACCCAGCCACTCAGCTCGTCACGGGCAAGGCGTTCATGGTCTACGACCCGATTGCTTCGGTGGGTTGCACGCTCTACACGCAGTCCGGCTTCATCACCGCCATCGTTCAACGACTCGGCTGAGAGGACTTAGACCATGCCTGTAGCGATTCCCAACACCTTCACGACCAAGCTGGTCGCTTCGCAATTCTCTGGGAACTCCGACGCGATTCGGGTGTACCTGCACGAGGGCATCCCCACGACTGACATAGCCGCTGTGGACGGATTCGACACCCGGCACATTGTTGGCCCCCCGCTCTATGACCCGACCTCTGGGGTGCAACACGGAGTCACCGGGCACCAGGGCGGGCTTGTGAGTACATCAAGCCTGACCCGGTTGACCTTCACGAGCCAGGGAATCAACGGGGGCAACGATGGGAACTGGGCGCCCATCCCACTGATGAGCTTGCGGATTGAGGTGCGGCGACGCAGCGACGTGATCCTGAACTGGTGGGCTGAGTGCATCTCAGGTCCTGATGACCGACCGTTCTCGGGTGTCCAGCCCATCAGGACTTCTTGGATCTCATTCTGGGCGCAGAACCCCGACTTCACCGAGAAGTCGAGGTCCAGCCTGCACCCCACCAACGTGCACGGGTTCGAGGCTGCGTCCCCTTACGAGGTCGCACCTGACCTGCCCTGGGAGCTCAGTGGGTGGCACGACGCTGAAGGTTCAGCGGTGCTCTACAAGTGGTCGGACAACGTGGTGGCGCCCATCACCTGCGGTTTGTCCGCCTTCGGCACCATCCGCCGCGTCGCGGTACTCAACTTCGGTGTGACCATTGAGTCCTACACCTGAGGGTTACAATCTAACTGAGAGGATTAGAGATGCCTGCTCTGACAACTGCACTTCTGATAGGCGCTGGGCTCGGGGCGGCTGGCAAGATAGCCGGAGGCGTAGCCGAGGCCAAGACGGCCAAGGGGATGTTCTCGGACGAGGACGCCCGGAGGCTTGAAGCCCTACGGCGCCGTCAAGCCCAGGGTGACCTCGGCTTGACCGAGAACCAGAGAGGCATGGCCGAGGCTGCCGCTCAGGTCCAGCGTGGGGCTGCCCTGCGTGACCTACAGGCTATGCCAGCCCCTATGGCCCCAGGCTCGCGTGAAGCCTTCCTGGGGGCTCTTGGGACGCAGAACGCGCTGATGGAAGCCCGGCAGGCTTCTGCCCGTGACATCTCTCAGATGGACGTGGAAGCCGCCCAGGCCCAGCGGGAAGAGATCAGCGCCCTTGCCGGCACCAAGGCTCGTTCAGAAGCTGCACGCAGGGCCGCCTTCTTCAGCGCCCTTGGTGGCGTCGCCCAGGTGGGTGGGGAAGCCATCACCGCCCAAGCTCTCCGCAAGGAAGACCTCGCACAGAAGGCGGTAGCGGAGAAGGCAGCCGTGCAAGCGGAATTGGACGTCGCCCGGCAGCTTCGTTCTACGATGGGTCAGCAAGCCCCTGCCGCGCCGGGCACCCTCGGCACCTATTCTGGATTCCTGATGAACCCCTCGCCCACGTTCAGGTGACCAATGCCATCCTACGCTAAGGTCTTGACTGAGACCTACCTGCCTGCTCAGGCGGCGAAGCTTCGTTGGGAATCTGCCAAGGCTGTGGCGGGTTCCCAGTTCGACGCATTGGCTGAACAGCGCAAGGCGGTCGATGAGGTCCGCCTGCGCCGCCAGCAGTACGCGGACAACATTCGCCCCCGTGAGAGCGCAGACGCCTTCCAGATGGCTGCCCTCCAGAAGGGACTGGAACTCTCCGGGCTCGCGGGGATTCCGAGCGCAACCGCTGTGTCCCCGGAATACCAATCTGCACTGAACGCTGTGGGCAGCATACCTGCCAATGCCACGCCTGGCAACGCGAACTACGTCTCCGCTCTGGCAGGCCTGAAGAGCGCTGGGAGCGTCGAGCAGTACAACCGCCTCTCCAGGGCCATCCTTGCCAAGGTCCCTGGGGCAGCTCTCCCTGCTGCTCCTGCCAGCTTGAAGACCGAGGCACAACTCTCTGCTGGTAGGGGGGCCTTGGCGGCACAGAGAGGCCAGCAGGGCGTGTCGGTTCAGGAGATGCGCGAGCTCGCGGATTCTCTCGGGGCCAGGGCCTTCCAGGGCGGTGAAGAAGCCCGTCTGTTCTACAAGAGTCTTCCCGCGGAGGACCAGGAGGCCCTTACCCTCTACCAGAACGCGCTCCTTGACGATGGTGTGGTCACTGCTGACGAGATTCCCGAAGGGGTTCTTGAGCGTGGTGCTGCCGTGTACAAGCAGGCCGCTGCGAAGGGGGCTTACAGGCGACAGGACCGCGGTGCTTATGACGAAGGCTATCTTGACCTCCTGAAGGACATGTCCACCAAGGAGACCGCCCTGAAGGAGGCCGAAGCCCGCCTTGCTGGGAAGACCAAGGAGACCTTCGCCGAGGAGCTGTACACGGGGGCTGCAGAGAGAGCCGCCATCCCTCCTCTGCTCAGGTCCCTTGAGCCCGAGATGAAGAGGTACCTGGACGGCTACACTGGCGCACTGGCGGCAGACCCGAAGACCGACCCCGAGTCCTACCTGAAGTCCAAGTTGACCGACCGTGAGGCCAAGGGCTTCTCGGCGGCCTCTGCCATGGCGGCTTCTGGGATGCGTGCCCAGGACATCATGGACAACCTTCAGGCTCTGTCCCCCGAGGAGCGCAGGTCGGTCATGGGTGCCCTGGCCTCCCGCGACGCCATCGCTTCCACGCAGATGAGGGTTGCCCCTGGTACTCCCCTTCCTGAGATCGAGAAGATCCAGACTGAAGACCGCCGTGCCCAGGAGGCGGAGCTTGCCCGCACTGAGTCTCGTCTCCAGAAGCGCCTCCGGGAGATTGACGAGTCGCTTGCCATGGGTCGTGAATCTGGCTTCGGTGGGATAGTCAGCCCCGACACTGGCCCGGGGGGCAGGAGGAGAGAGGTTCTGATGGGGGCACTCAGCCCTGAAGAAATCAGGGCAGCTGATGAAGCTGAAGTCGAGAGGATCGCCCAGGAGCGTGAGCTTGCCCGCATTGAACGGGACCGACTTGAAGACACGGGCTTGGGGAGCTACGATCCTTCTCGCAGGCTCCCTGCCCCACCTGCTCCTCCTCTCGATTCTGAGAGAGGGAGCATGCCTGCGGGGGATGAAGACCGTGTTGAGAGAGCCCGTTACGAGGCTGAGAGAGCCCTCGGGCAGAGGGAACAAGCTCTCCAGACCTACCGGGAACTTCAAGACCCGCGCGACATAGCCGCGGTTCGGGGTGCCCTGCTGCAGGGTCTTGCGCCGGTCGAGTCGGTCGGGCCGACCCGAGCTGATTTGAGGCAAGACTTCGAAATCACAGGTGCAAGCAAGACGGTTGAGCCGGAAGCTCCTGCCCCTGCTCCTGCTCCTGCTGTCGAGAAGATATTCAAGCGGAAGTACAACCCGGCCACTGGCGAGATCGAACTCATCGAGGTGAAGTGATGCCGAAGGTAGTACAGGTAGGCTCCGATGAGATCGAGTTCCCTGATGACATGAGCGATGAGGACATCAAGACAGCTCTTCGCAGGCTGTACCCTCCTCCCGCCGTGCCCCAAGGAGGCGGGAAGGCCCTTCCGTTGGCTCCTGCCACTGTGGCCGCACCGGCTGTCCAGCCGAGGTCCAAGGCAGCTCCGAGGGGCCAGCCCGCCCCTCCCGTTGCCCCTCCCCCTCCGAAGGAGGAGGGCGACTTCACCCTCGGTGGTGGCCCCGTTCCTGTAGAGAGACCCGTGGCAACCGTGCAGTCCCTCGCCCAGCGCGCTGCTGCCCTGCGGTTGGCTGGGGAGAACGACAAGGCGATTCTGGTCGAGCGCCAGATTGACGCGATGCGAGAGCGTGAGAAGCGCGTGGCCGCGACTGAAGTCCGCGATGCGGCTGCACAAGAAGCCCTGACCAAGGGTCGTGAAGCTGCTGCCAAGGCGGACCTCTCTGCCAGAGAGACTGCAAGGCCGGTTGGGGTCGCCCTCCAGCCCCCTGAGCCCTTCAAGTACATTCCGACCCCTGGCAGCCCGGCAGACATAGAGGACATCGAGCGGGTGTCCAGGGAGCGCGTTCAGAAGCAGATGGAGCTCCGCAACCTCCCATTCTCGGAAGAGGAGGGGCTCCTCGCCGTTGAACGCAAGAAGGAACAAGAGCGTAGGGCTGCCACCATATCCGCCACTGGCGGTGTGGAGCAAGGCCCGACCCCAATCCTTCCCATGCTTCGTCCGACCCGAATGGTGGACACCCCCACGTTCCAGTTCCCCTACACGGAGCCTGTGGGAACTCAGCGCTTGTATCGAGACCCCGATACTGGCGAGCTTCGTGAACCCACCTCAACTGAGAGGCTCATTGAGGCCCTGGCTCGTCAGCCCGTCATGGGTGAGAGCGAGGCACTTGCCATTGCTGCGGAGAAGATTGAAGACCCCGCGTCGAGGTCAGCCATCAAGAACCTGCTGACTCAGCGCATTGAAGGTGAGGGCATCATCGAGACCCCATTGGGCGCTTCGCTGCGGTCCCTTGGCACTCTCACCCCTGCCTTCTTGAACACGACCTTCATCCCAGTGCTCACCGAAGGGCTTGGGGTGAAGAGCACCAGGGCTGAACCGGTTGCGTTCGGTGCAGACCCCAACGCCAAGCGCAGGGTTGACGAGACTCTCGGGTATTTCGACCAGATCGCGCAGGGAATCGAGCAGGGTCGCGGAATCGGAGATGAACTCGCTCAGATTCCGTCTCTGGTCAAGGCAACCGCCAAGGCCGCTGGGGAGAATGAGGAGTACGCCCGCAACGCCCTATGGGCTACGGGGACTCTGGGCGAGGTCTTCCTGCCCATCACTCCGCTTAGGCTTCCTGGCAAGGCCGCTTCCTTCCTGGGCAAGGGAGCCAAGGTAGTGGCCCCTGCTGCGGTCGCCAAGGTGGCAGAAGCGGGCAAGGCCGTCACCAGGGGGGTCCAGGACCGGGCGCTCCTTGGGACCATGGCCAGACGCACCTACCCTGAGGCGGCCAGAGTCATCCCCGCCTTCGGGAAGGAAGACGACATCGTCAGGATCATCAACAGGGAGACCAACATCCCCGCTGAGGAGGTCCGCACCGTCCTTCGGGCCCAGGTTCCTGACGACCTCGTGCAGATATCTGACTCGGTAGCTGCCCCCAAGGCTGTTGCCTCCAAGGAGCGGGAAGCGGCTCGCAAGATCGTGGCCGAGAGATACCGGTTCGTTGATGAGGCCAACCGACCCACCCCTGAAGTAGTGGCTCGTGAAGTAGACGACATCCTGGTGAAGCGTTCTGACGTCCCCTCTTCGGGGCTGAAGAAGCTTGACGACCTGAGTGTTCGGTCTCTGAGCCCGACCCCCGAAGGACTGGAGCCCAGCCTGTTCGACGGAGTCGTGGCCCGCACCTTCTCTGCCCTCATCCGAGACCAGGACATAGTCCCTCTTGGGCCTCTTGGCTCGCCTCCCGTGATCCGTCCGGACAATGCTCTGGCGGCCTCCATATACAACAGGGTTCGGAATTCCAGCTTCCGTGCCAGCCAGGATCTGCGCGACGAGATTCTCGACATAGCTAAGAGCGTCCCGACTGGAACCCCGGTGAGAGAGGGACGTGAGCTCCTCACCAATGGGGTCATGAAGAGGTACTTCTCTGACCCTGAATCCTTCGACAAGCTCCTGGATAAGGTGGTTGAGGACGGGCTTGGGCGCGTTGGAGACATAGACGTCAAGGCAACTGTTAAGGAAGTTGCTGAGATGCAGAAGATGTTGACCCCGCTCGACCCGGCTCGCGCGACCCCACTTGGGAGGATATACGACACCATCAGAGCGGTCAACGACAAGCTTCCTGTTGGTGGTCCTAAGGTGGACCTGGACGTTGTTCGTGCCCGTCTCCTGCCCATCATGGCCGCCACCATCATAGAGGACATAGCCAAGCCCGCAGCCATAATGGCGGCCAGGGAGGACCTCGCCGTTCTTCAGAGAGGGCGCCCCACCAGACGCACTGAGCTCCCCATACAGACTGCCAGGGGAGAAGCTCAGGTGTCCCCGTTGACTCCGTCTGGGCAGCAGTGGGAGTCTGGACTCGACTCGGCATTCAAGCCTCAGGACATGTTCGAGCCCAGGGCCCTGAACGCCTCTTGGGGCGACTCCATCAAGAATGTGCTTGAAGCTGGAGCTGGCGTTCGCAAGAGACTCGGCCTGTACCTGCAGTCTCAGTTCGGCCCTATCCCCAACCTTCCCGCGTGGACTGACAGGTTCATTCGTGGGGCCATGATATCGGCTTCTCAGGTTGGGCTGTCCCGCACCGGGAGTGCGGCGATTGATGCTTATAGGATCTCCAACGCTGCTCCCAATCAGGTTCTGTTCGTCACTTCCGATGGCACTCGCTGGACCCCGGAGCTTATTGCCTCTGAAGGCAAGAGGCTGGGTCTCGGGCTCAGCGCTCAAGACGCTGCCCGGCAGGGTGCCGCCAACCGGGTTCTGACTCAACGGGTCCGAGACGAGCTCGTGCGTCGAGCTCCCAAACTGCGCAGGGCAGCGGGAGCCCTCGACCCCTTCGGCCCTGACTATGCAGCCCTGGCCTCAGGGGTGTCGGATGCTTACAGGCAAGCGGTCTTCGCTGGAGGGCTGAAGGCTGGGATGCGGGCTGAAGATGCTGCGGCCCTCGCCCGCAGGAGCCTCTTGGATTACTCCAAGACGGCGGACAACTTCTTGATGGAGAAGGTCACCCCGTACTTCGCCAGCGCTGCTGAGACTTGGGAATCTGCCCGCGCCCTCGGCGACGCCCTGGCCCGGGGTACGAACATCCCGATTCAGTCGATTCGCGTTGAGAACTTCATGAACCGCAAGGAGGACCCCTTCAGCCGCCAGGGCGACGCCTCCCGTCGGGCCTTCTACTCTCTGAGGTTCCCACTCGGGGACAAGCAGTACGAGGTGCTGACCCTCAACAACCCTGTGGCCTGGGCTGTGGAAGGTGCGCTTGGGACCATGGCCATGCTCGACGGTGGGGCGGTAACGGTCTTCGAGCTTCTGAAGGGAAGCGAGACGGTGGCCGGTGCTGGCGCACAAGCAGCACTGTCTGCCGCCGCACTCGTAGGGGCTGCCCTGCTTGGAGACCTTGAGCCCGCAGCCCCGACTATCCAGGCCGCGCCAGAAGCCGGCAAGCTGACCGAGTCTGAGATGCTGGCCCTCTTGGTGCACCTCACCGAGCCCGATGGTTCCCACCCTGAGTGGAGACCATTCATAGATGCCAACTTCCCGATGGACCTTGTGAACCCCACCAAGGATGCAGCCATCCCAGGATTCGAGCGAACCAAGATCTGGCGCAACGTCCCGAGTGACTGGCGCGAGAAGGGATACATCTGGCAGAGGGTGACTGATGAGGAGCTCTCTGCCCTCCCGGAGCGCGAGAGAGCCGCCTTCGAGACCTTGGCCCCGGTCCGCATATATAAGGCTTCGCCAGAGGCCAAATCGATGCTCCGAGGCATAAGGAGCGCGCTTCCCGGGGTGCTCCAGGATGGCACCCGGTGGCTCGCGAGCGACACGGCTCAGGGGATTGGGCTCACTGGGGCCACTGGCATCCCAGCTTCCCAGCCTTCGCCCTCCATAGCGTTTGCCGAGTTGGCGCTTAGGCGAGGGATCAGGGAGGTCGGCGCGGACGAGAGGGCAGCCATTGAGGCCATGCGCGCGACCCGCTCCGGTGAATAGGTTACAATATTAGGGAACCACCCCTGTCCCTCCAATGGAGGGGCAGAAGGAGAAGAAGACGATGGGCAAGGTAGGCACTTACTTCCACGATAGCTTGAACGTCACCCCGGTCGCCGCAGTGGGCACCTCCTACGACGTCGCCAAGTTCCACCTGCACGACCTGATCCCGGACCAGACCTTCCCGAACAGTGCGCCTCCGCGCCTCCCAGGCACCACCCGGAAGACGAAGTTCGCCTCCAGGATTGAGGGTCTTCACGTTCGGGCCACCAGCATTGCGGGCGGCGCCGCCAAGCTGACTTGCAGGATCACCGCTGACGCGGCTGGTGACTTCATCCTGATGCCGGACACCGAAGCCACGATCTCTACTGGCATCACGACCAGCACGAGCGGTTGCGTTGCCTACTCCATCGGGATTCCCTTCTTCGGCATCATCAACAGCGACAGCAAGTTCTACCTCTGGGTCAAGACCGACGCTGGAACTGTGACGCTCGCCCAGTCCTGCATCACCTGGAGCGAGTGAACCATGCCCATTGTTCCTGTCTTCCCTGATTCTGGAGGCGGCTCAACCCCTCCTGTCAACCCGGCGCGTTCTCTCGGCAACTTGAACGGGGGTGCCTACACCTTCTCGGACACCGCGGGGGTGGCGCTCAGCAGCTACTCCTACGACTCGGCGACCGACACTCACACCTTCAATACGAACACCATCGCTGTCGGCAATGAGACCTACAGCCTCATATCTGGTGCCAACTTCACCAGCTCGAAGTGGCGGCAGGCGCTCACCTACTCCGATGGAACGCCAGTTCTGGTCGGGGACGCCTTCAGTTTGGACGTTCGGTTCGACAATGTGAGCGTCGGTACTGCGCGCTCCTACCTCTTGGCGGTCTGCATTGTGGAATCAGCCAGCAGCACTGTCATAGGCACGATGCGTCCCAGCGGGGTGTACTGCCTGACCTCCTCCGTTGGCACGCCCGGCGCTGGTGTAGTCGCAGACAACCTGGGCGCTGCGGCCACCATAGCCAGCATGCTGTCCGGGTGCGGCACCACCATCTTCTCTGGGGGTACCGCCATAGGTTCGTGCGGCAAGGGCGGTGGGTCCTGCATCGTTCGGAGCGCGTCAACGGTCTCGACCAACACGCGTGGTGATGGCAACACCTGGGCCTCGGCTGCTACCTCGCAGCTTGCCCTGGCCATCATGCTCAGCACCAACGGCACGATCACGACTGTCGGGGGCGCCTTCGCCATGCGGATCAAGTATGCCGTCACCAAGCTCTCTTGAGGTGAATCATGATTGTTGAATCCTTCAAGGGATACTTCCAGGTCAACCCTGAAGTCTACGACGACGGCATCAAGGTCGAAGTGGTCATGACCTACGACGAGGTTCGGAATCTTCTCGCAAGCTACGACCCTGGGTCGAGTACCAGCCCTTCAACAGCGGTGTGCAGACCGATTGTGCGGGCCATGCTCGATGCCGTCATAGCTGGTGGCGGAGTGCCGGGCGCCGTCAACCCCCAGTAAGGCCTCCCGTGAGGGCCTTAACTCGCCGAGCGAGATCACCGGTTAGTCATCCCGCGCTACAGCCAACCAATCCTGGACCCCGACCGGGGCACGGTTGGGTCTTAGTCTCCCGCCAGTACACTTCAACAATATCCAGTGCTGGTGGGACTTACACTGTATCCCAATGGGAGCGGCGCTTCCGATGATCGCACAAGTTGACCCCACCTCAATCGCCCCATACCTCGCTGGCCCCGGTGCCGCCGTCATAGTGTTGATGGTCGTGCTCTATGGTCTCTACGTTCTGGTAGTCAAGCACGTCATGCCGTTGGCTTCCCGTCTCGGCGACAGGCATTTGGCACAGATAGACAAGATGATAGAGACCCAGAGAGACGAGGGTAAGGCGGTCAGCAAGGCCCTCACCGCAATAGAGAAGAGCCTCGGGGCGGTGGACCGCAGGCTCGCGAGGCTCGAAGGGGCGACTGACGTGGGCTGCCCCCCCAATGGGGGGGCACAGGTTTGACGCTCTTCGAGCTGCTTCAGCGAAATCTCCACAGTGGGATGGCCCCGCAGGTCGCGCTCGCAAGCGCACTCGCTGAACGCGAACGGATTGAGCGGGGACAACCTCCTGAGATCGCCAAGGGAACGCGCAAGGAGCGCAAGGAGCGTAGGCACAATGGCGAGCGTACGAAGAATCCGCAAGGGTGAACCAGGGTATGGCGACAAGAAGTTTGTGGCCACCGGAACTTATCAGGGTGAGAAGTACACTGTGAGGTTCGGGGACGCGAACATGGAGATCCGCCGGGACAACCCCGAAGCCCGAGCGAATTTCCGCTCACGCCACTCGTGCGACGACCCAGGCCCTCCCAACAAGGCCCGATATCACAGTTGCAGGATGTGGTCCAACAAGCGCGTGAGCGACATCGCTCGCTAAGGAGTCTGTCATGCCGAAGGGAATCGGGTACTCGTCCAAGCTGACCATGGGCGGCAAGCCCAAGCCCAAGCCCAAGCCGAAGGGCACCCCGAAGGGGAAGTCCAAATGAAGGAGGGGAAGTAACATGCCGCTCAAGTCAGGCTCTTCCAAGAAGACAATCAGCGAGAACATATCTCGCGAGGTCAGGGCTGGCAAGCCTCAGAAGCAGGCCATAGCCATAGCTCTGAACAAGGCCGGCAAGGCCCCGAAGGGGAAGAAGAAGTGAAGGCAGACCTCCAGCTCCTCCATGACGCCCTCCGCAACCTCCTCCTCGGTAGATTCCAGGAGACTCGCTTCATTGGGACGCACTCCGTCCGTAAGGCTCAGCTCGACGAAGCCGAGGTCTACAAGCTGCTGGACGAGCTGCGCGAGATTCGCGACCGTAACGGGCTGGAGGACCGCAGATGACCGCTTCCGGCCGCTACCGCCTCGCTTGCACCGCGCTGGATATCGACCCAGTCCCTGACTTCGGTGGTCCGCTCACGGTCGAAATCATATGCTCGAAGCCTGATTATGACGCGTACCAGACCCAACTCTCGCGCGTCGCTGCGCAGGTTGAGGCTGCGGTGGGCTTGCCGCACGGTGTGTTATGGTTTGGATACGCCGATGGGTCCTGCTACCTGTCTCGCGGCAACATGGCCACGCCCACGGTGGTGGCGCAGGGTGCGTCGGCGGTCGAAGCGCTCACCACCGTCCTTGAAGCTGCCGCCCTCGAAGCCGCTGCGCGCAGGCGCCACGGAGTTGTGGGCGCGAGGTTAGAACCCGCCATGGATTGGAGGACCGCAGATGAGTTTCGCGTGGGGTGAGAGGAGCATACTCCGGCTCGATTCCTGTCATCCTCTGCTGGTGGTCCTGATGAAGAGGGTCATCAAGCGGAAGGACCTTCCATGTGACCTGACCGTCCTGTGTGGGCACAGGAACCAGAAGGAGCAGGACGCCGCGTTTGCGAGCGGCAATTCGAAGTTGAAGTGGCCCCGCTCGAAGCACAACTCTGTGCCCAGCATGGCGGTCGATGTGGCCCCCATGCTGGGTGCTTATGCCAGCTGGGACTGGGATCTGTACAACAAGGTTGCCCCACTCGTGAAGGACGAATGGGGCAAGATGGAGGAGGAAGGGCTGGTCCCTGCGGGGACCAAGCTGTCCTGGGGTGGGGACTGGGCCAAATTCAAGGACGGCCCTCACTGGCAACTGGACTAAACGAGTCGTTGGGACCTCAGGGGTTATGGTCTGCCCCTGAACTCTGTGATGGCGAGGCTTGCTGCGAAGAGAAGTACCGCAAGGACAAGAGGCGCGTCTGATACCCAGAATGCGCCCCAAGATTCAGCGAGCCACTGTGTCATGATTGGCTCCTGATGATGTAAACTGCGTAAGCGATGCAAGCAATGAAGAAGAGGACGACTGGAGCGTCACTGAGCCAGAGTGCAGTCACTTAGCACCTCCACCCCCATGTGGGGGTTAGAACAGTGTGGCAGCTCAACTCCGGGAGTTGCTAAACAACGCCCTCAGCAACGTCTTCAAGCACACGTACGGGACCCCGAGGACCACGAAGAGCACCAGCCCCCCGTACAATGCAACGTGCACAGCGGAGAAGGTTGCCGCACAGATCTGGATAACGGTTTCCATTAGAATCTCCTACTTGAGTGCGCGCGAAGCGCCTTGACCATCAGAGCCGTCAGAAGGAACGCCACCAGGGGTACCGACAATGCGAAGATGGTTGACCCCTTTGGGGTTTCGTGCGAGTGCCTCGCAGAGACGGAGTGAGAATCGCTCATCTGCACTGAGGAGGTCGAGGGGGTCACCGGGAAGCTCCGTATCAGCCGGGAGGGTGAGGGCGCGGGCGAGAAGAACGAGTCCAGAGCGGTTCATTATCTTAGCTCCTCATCTTGGCTTCGAAGCGGCGTGCGAATTCCCTGGTCAGGTAAGAGAGCTCGCCCGAGGGTGAGAGCCTCTTGCCCGTAATTCCCGACCGACGGGGCTCGGAACGGACTTCCATCTGCTTGGTGGACCGGTCCCATACAACCGTCAACTGGGCGGTGAACTGTTGGTCGTAAGCTTCTCTGCCCACTTCATCTTCGGAGAGAAGACCGACGTGGAGCATCGCTATATGTTCAACGGGTCCTGAAGGATAGGTCTGACTCCTGAATTCTCCAAACCTCAGTCCTTCTGAGTCTTTATCCCCTTTGATCTCCCGCCATTTGGCCCCACTGTAGCTGGCCAAGGTCTGTTGAACCGCGTCTCGTGAGTTGGGCATTGTAGCACCTCCTTATATTTAAGGAGGTGCTATAGGCGATCTATTGAGATTGAGCCTATCTGCTCAACCAACACTCCCGGGGGTGAAGTATTTGACGCTGTGGCCACCATCCAGAGCCGAGTCTATGCTCGTTTGGAGCTCCGTCACCTCTTCCTGATGCTTCTTGCTTCCGCCCCTCTTGTGACCGGGGGTCCCCTTCTTCAGCCTGCCCTTGTCCACGGCACAATTGGCGACGACGGTGGTGTTGACCCCCGGCATGTGGACACCACCCCTGTTGTTCTTGGTGAACAGGCCACCACCAGTGGGATCTTCCATAGTTATGGTGGTCTCCACGGTGTCGGAGAGCTCCTCCAAGAACCCACCGATGCCATACACCGGGATGGACTGGAAGTCCTCGACCCCTTCCTTCTCACGACGCTCCTTCTTCTGCTGCTGCGCACCCTGCGGAGCAGAAGAAGAGCCCCGGCCGGTGATGGACTGACGGAGCTTGTTGATCTTGGAGACAGTGGACCTGGGCCCAAACAGCAGGTCGCCGTCCAACTCTTCTGCAGTTGCGGTCTGCATGTGCTTCGCGTCCAAGATCACTGACACGGTGGCGAGAATGTCGGCCTCATTCCTAACGGTCCCACCAAGATGGGGAACCCCATTCTTAGCGATAACGGTGGGGACGAGGTTCTTGTTGCCTCCCGCATCAGGGTTGCGGCAGAAGAAATACACTACCTCTCCGTGGGCCTTCAGGCCTATCCAATCATTTCCGATGATAACTCGGGTCTCCGTAGAAGAAGAGACCCGAGTTATCATGTGTGAGCTGACACACCCCCCATTATCATCAATCTTAGAATCATTCGACCACCTATTCAGGGAGAGCTTAGTGTATCCATTGGTGTGGACTTCCAGGGGCGCCCTGTACATTGAGATTGTTGCCCCAGCACGGAAGAGAGACAGGAGATGAACCTCAACAGCACTCGCCAGTGACCCAAGGACGAAGGGTCTGCAGTCTTCACAGGAAGCCTGCCAACAGGTCAGCTTAGTGTGACTGCTACTGCCAACCCCGCCCTTGTTCCACGTAGTAAGGAGGGTCGGGGCTCGCTTGCACCTAACACTCCACACGCGGTCCTTGTACTCGTGGATGGCTCGGGCCAGCTGTTCCGCCTCAGACCTGCTGTCTTCAGGGGAAGGCTCGAAACCTTCAATCCCATCCAGCAGACGGGAGTGGTCATCACCCTTCTTGAAGGAAGAGCGGGCCTCGCGCTCACCAACAGATTCCATCCTGTCGGTGTAGTTGCGGCGGAATCCCTCAACACTCGACTGCTGCTTGGGCTTCTTGGGCTGGCCGTCCTTGCTGCTCAGCTTCTCGCCCACACAAGGGACGATGGACTTGTTCCACAGGGATGAAGGCAGCACACCTGCAGACGTGTACTCGGGGCAGCCACCACTCTTGCGCCAACCAGCCTCGTCGGGGAGTTTGACCTTATTGGCGGAGGCTACGAACCTGACCCCTGAACTCTCGTCAGCGTTCAGATAACCGTCCGCGTACTCTCCATCCTTAGCCTTGCGGAAGTAGACACGGTTGACGGTGCGCTTCGCGTCCACATACACCGAGGCTTGTTGCACACCAGACTGGTTCATCCAGTTGGACAGAGCTATCTGAGCTTCATTGTCCCAGGACTTGACCTCTATGTATGCGAAGCACCCACGGTCAACCACTGCTTCGCCGCGGCCGGAGGAGTGGCGAGAGCAGTGAACGTGGTACACCCAGTAGGGGTTGCCGAACGAGTCCCTCCTGTCCTTAGCACCGGGGTGCTCGTGATTGGGATCCCTACATATGTAGGTGAACCTTCCAGACTCGGCGTCCACCGTGAACTGAAGAGAACCGTTCTTGGAGTTGTAGCCGTGACGGTGGAACGGGCACCCAGACTTCAGGGTCTTCCATTCACCGTTGCACTCGTATCTGTCCGGGTTCTGGACAATGTCCTTGACACTGACCAACTGAACCGGGCCGCTTCCGTCTCGAAACCCTATCAGGCTGTGCTGATTGAGCCCGAATCTGTTGATGTCCGGGTCGTAAGGACTATTGACAGAAGGGGCCGGATGGGCTATGTTGTTCATGCTGGACCTCGGCTGGTGGGGTGCGGCCAGAGTCCCGGCGTTGCAGCGCGCGGGACTCATTCATATGTGGGACTAATAACTCGCTCTCGTAACTAACGCAATTCTATAGAAGACCTAACGGACCAGGACCCCCGAGTTGTGAATGATGTTAGGTCGGCTCATGATGGACCTTATCACCAACCCTGGCTCCTTGCTCAACTGATAATAGACGGTGGACTGTCTTAGCCCCAACATCTTGGCCGCACCCGCCGTGGACCAAGACTCAAGGTAAGCGGCAACTGCTTCTGGACGCTTGGAGCGCCTAAGGACTCTGCTTCTGTCCCAACCTTTCCACGCTGCTCCCTGGACTACCTTCGCCCGCTGAACCGCTGCGTCTATGCGGTAGAACCAGTCACCCGGTGAGATGCCCATTCCCCGAGCCAGAGAAGTCGTTCTCCTTGGGTCTTCCAACCCGGTGGCTATATAAGCCTGCAGGACGTCTCTGTCGCCAACGGGAACCAAGGAGAGAAGCCTGCGCCACAGGGGCAGCAAGGCTCCGTGCACCTCTTGCTGGTCTTCTATCGCCCGCCCTTGCCCCCCCTTCGGGGGGGCAGCAGGGAGGCGCCACGTGGATTTGGGGTCAATAAGGTACTGGGCACCAACGTATTCGTTAGCAAGCTCTCTCTCGACTTCTGACCAGTAGGCCTTAGTGTCTGATTCTGTCCATGCGTAGCAGTGGCGAGAGTCAGACACTTATGATATCCTAAGGTTATGAGGTAGGTTATCCCCAACCACTATAACGTACCTGCCACCGGCAAGGGGAAGGATAATAGCCAATGCAGTGTCCGAAGTGCGGAACCTACAGCCACCGAACTCACGCCACATACGCGGCGGACAAGTTCACTGATGGGGCGGTGCACCGAATCCGCAAGTGCACTGAACCGGACTGTGGCCACACATGGCGGACCCACGAGATTCACTCGACCGCGTTCACCTCTCTGACCGCTGGCATTGAACCCAAGTCACCTCCCCCGCCTCCAGCTCCATCCACCAACCCGCTGGCCCAGGCACTCAACGTGCCACTGACTGACATAGAGCACCAGATGGAGGACCTGCTCGCGCCCGCCATGCAGGCTCTCAGAGACAGCTTGAAGGACAAGGACCCAAGCAGAGCCCGGGTGGAAGTCGCCAAGTACGTGGTGGAAGACCGAAGGGCTCACAGAAGGGCACTGGCAGAGGCCGCCAATAAGACTGGAGTCAAACCCGTTGACCCAGCGGTGGCCCAACTCGCACAACTCCTCATGGACCAGGTGGAATCTTGAACTCACGCCGTGGCAAGGATTCCGATTACAGGCTCCAGGTGGCCATCCTCAACAATGAGATCACCAGGATAGCCTACAAGGCGGGGTTGATTGCCAGCGCGAAGAAGTACAGACCTGAGTGGTCCTATGAGGACGTGACTCAGGAGTTGACGGCCTACATTCTGCATCTGCAGCAGAACACCAACAGTGGGTTCGACCCAACGAGGTCCAAGTTCAGCACCTGGGTCACCATGGTCACCACTGGCTGGGTCAGCAAGCTCGGTCGTCGCCAACCAGAGCCAACCCAGCCTCTACCTCCTGGCCCCTGCGGAGCAGGGGGAGGGGCGGCAGACCCTGAATCCCCCTGCGGAGCAGGAGTGGGAGTTATTGACCCCGAAGATAAGGCGAGTGGCAACCCCGAATCTCTTCTTCAGGCCAAACAAGTCGCCGCAGCAGAGGTGATGGGGATAGAGGCCCTGCTGGTGCGAAGCACCAGGAGGGGTCGCGCACCCGCAGGGGCAGGGAAGGGCAAGAAGAATTGAACGCGCCAGTCGGTATCTGGGATCTTGTTCCCATGCGCAAGTTCGCTGGGCTCCTGAAGATTGTGGACAAGACCAGCGGAGAGCTTGTCCCATTCCGGCCCAGCCTTGAACAGCAGATGATCTTCGATGCCCTGGACCACTCACCAGAGGCCAAGGTCATCGTCAGGAAGGCTCGACAGATCGGGGCTTCGACCGCAGGCCGGGCCTACTTCCTGAGGGAATTCCTCCGCACCCAGAACCCACACACTTATGTGTGCGTTGCCCACGTGGCTGCAGTCTCGGCGGAGCTTAGGAAGCTCGACGCCATGTGGATAGACCACCTGTCTAAGCTGAATCCACTTCTGCGACGGAAGCTGAAGAAGTCCAGCATAGGGCGTACAGAGCTCCAAGACACCGGGGCCTCTTCCATATCTGCCACTGCCGGGCACGCCGATGGGGTCAGGGGCATGGTGTTCCGTGGCGCCCACCTGTCTGAGATTGCCTACTATCAAGACCCGGTCGGGATGTTGATGGCCCTTGGCGGTCTGAGGGGTCGGGTCCTCATTGAGTCCACCCCGAACCGGCCATTCGACAAGTTCCACGAGCTGTGTAGCAAGGCCAAGACCTGGGACCCAGCAGACCCACCCGAGCCCGGTGAATGGTGCATCGTTGACGTCTGGTGGCACTCCTCACCCGCGCACCGCCTCACTGTCCCACAAGGTTGGGAGCCGACCTCCGAGGAAGAGGAGCTCGCACAGGAGCTTGGCCTCGACAATGAACAGCTGAATTGGCGCAGGGCCAAGATAGCCGAATTCACTGAAGCTGGAGAGCCCGGCAACTTCCGGTTCAGGGTGGACTATCCAGCCAAGCCGAGTGAATGCTTCCTGGCCAGAACCGGTTCATGGTACGAGCCAGACGAGATTGGCCAGGTCACTGCCCGCGTTGCGTCTTCCCCCAACAGATTCTGCCAGCTCGAACAGCCCAAGGAGCACGAAGGCTACGTCATGGGCGTGGATATCGGGGGAGGCGTCCGCAACGATTACTCGACCATCGTTGTGTACTCAGTGACCCTGCAGACTGTAGTGGCCACCTTCCGGTCCAACCAGATTAAGCCCCTGGATTTCGCCCGCAAGGTAGCCGAGATAGGAGGCATATACAACGGGGCCTTCGCGCTTGTCGAGTCCAACAGCTTCGGTGGTCCGGTTATCGATCGCCTGAAGGAGGTCGGATACAGGGCACTGTGGCACCGTGACTACAAACCCTGGACGACCACCGCGGACTCGAAGCAAGAGGCCCACGCTGCCCTGAGGTCACTGATAGCCAACAATCTGCTCGTGGCGACGTGCCAAGCAAGCTACATGGAATTGGCCGCACTCTGTGTTCCAGAAGGCAAGAAGAATCCAGAGGCACCAGCCGGAATGCACGATGACTTGGCTATGGCCCACGCCTTGGGTGCCGTAGCGCTAAGGGACGCCCCACCCTCTCATCGCCGTGTCACCCTGACCCCGCACCAACGTGCCGTCCGAGTCCGCGCTCTGCGAGGGTTACAATCCAAGTGAGGGAATATAGCCCATGCCCATGACCCCACAATCCTTCAAGCCCATCTACGATGCGCACCGGGAACACTGGTCTTCTCGCACTGATGAGCTGCAGAATGACCTGAATCTCTACCGCAACGGTGGAGAAGGCACCCCGGTGCCGGTGGCCTTCCAGATGGTCGAGTCCCTGGTCGGCTCCCTGTTTCTCAGGTCCCCGTCGGTCATCGGAGTCCCAGGCGTCTACGGTGAGGGCAGCCCAGAGCTTGCTGCTGCATGCGCCAACGAGATCCTGCGGAAGTCCAACGCTTCCATCGAGAACGCGGTGAAGAGCGCCTTGGTGTTCCCAGGCGCCTATCTCGTTGTCGTTCCGGTCAAGGCCCGCAACCCCATGGACCGGGTTCGGGTTCTCCCTGCCCATGCTTGGAGGGTCATCCGGGATGCTGACGCGCTTGACTGGGGGTCCAGCCGTTACATAGGTCTGTTGACCGAGATCCCGCTTGACCAAGCCCTCGCAGACTACAGCGGGACCAGCATTGGGGACTGGATGCCGCACCCCAAGACTGAGACTTGGGACGTGTCCTCCAATGGGCTCTCCCCGGCCGGTGAGAAGTACGTCACCGTGGTCGATGTGTGGTTGCCTCTGGAGGGACGGCAGGTCGTCTGGTCGCCCGACTTCAACGGGGACAAATGGGTCTACGAAGGTGAAGAGATCCAGGTCGGTGGCAGGGTGGAGGACCAGGAAGAGCAGAACGCGGCTCTTGTGGAACGCATCGACGGGATGCTCTACTCCTCCTCTGGCAGCCCCTTGGTTCCAGTCATCCCGCTCAACTTCAACCCCGACCCCCTCGATCCCCAAGCGAGCCTGAGCTTCATAGGGGTGAACCGCCCTCAGCTTCAGAGTCTGAACGACGTCAGTTCCGCCCAGGACCTGATGGCGAAGAAGGCCCGTCGTCTCTACATGTGCAGCCCGGACACTCTCGATGAAGCGAGCAGGCTTGCGCTCGAAGGCGGCGAGGATTCTACGGTCATCACGCCGCAGACAATGGGTGACGTGCCGTTGGGTGAGACGCTTGTCCCGCTCCCGCTTCTGCCTGTCCCGGCGGACGTGCCTAACTACAAGGCGTCGCTGCTTCAGGATCTTGAGAAGGCCAGCATGATGCCCGGCTTCACGCTTGGTCAGGCATCCAAGGCCACCGCGACTGAGGTCAACCAGCTCGCGGCCTACGCAGACACCAAGCTCGGCAAGATGGCCAGCACCCTGGCACAGGCGGTGGCCCAGGCCGCTGAGTGTGCCGTAGCCCTGCTTCGGGTCATGCTTGGGGACGACGTGGAGGCCGTGTCCCTCCCTCGTCCGCTTGGCCCGAAGCTCTTGTCTGCCAAGGACCTCGAAGGTGACTACAGCTTCGTGGCGGTAGATGGAGCCAACACCCCCGCTTCTATCTTCCAGCAGCGCCAGGATCTTGAGCGGCTGACCCCGACCCTGGCCCAGCTCGGTGTCCCACCCGCCGCGATTCTCGAAGCCATGGTTCGGGCCTACAACCTCCCAGAAGCCTTCTTGGCCCTCCCCCCCCCCCCCCCCCCCCGCCCCCC